GGGAGGAAGGGGATGTGCAAGGCTTGACCCTGAACCGCAACCAGACCCGCATCCGCATGCGCTGGCGTGACGACATAACCTCCGATATGCGGATACTGGTGCACACCGATGGCACTGACCGGGTGTACCAGATCATTTCCGGGCCGGCTGACATGGATGGACGCAAGAGCATGATCGAAATGATTTGCGAGAGATTCACCGGCTGATGGCCAAAGAACTGAACGTTACCGGGTTGGATGAGCTGCAGAAATTCATGACCCAGCTGCCGGCAAAGCTGGAGAAGAACGTGATGCGCGGCGCGCTCCGGGCCGGCGCCAAGGAAATAATGATTGATGCCAAGGCGAAGGCTCCGGTAGGGGCGCCCAACCAAGAAAATAAAAAGCTCTATGGCGGCTATCCCGGCGCGCTGCGGGACTCCCTGCGCATTGGCACATCGGTCAAGTTCAACACAATTATCGCGTACATCAGGGCAGGCGGCAGAAACAAGAAAACCGGGGCGATTGCTTACTACGCGCACATGGTCGAATACGGGACCAAGCGGCACCTGATCATCCCCAAGAAACGAGGCGGCAAGCTCAAAATCGGGAACAGCTTGGTCTCTGCCGTAATGCACCCGGGCACCAAGGCCCGACCGTTTATGCGCCCTGCGCTTGACTCACGGGCCTCTGCGGCGGTGAATGCGGCTGCGGCGCACATGCGCAAGGTGTTAGCGCGGAAGTACGGGCTGAACGCGCCCTATGCCTTTGTGGAGGGCGATGAATGAGCGGTGTGAAGGTAATACGGTATCTGCTGGCCAATGACTCCAGCCTGACCACTGAAGTCCCGGCTGGCCGCATCATGGCTGGCGGGGTTCCGATTGACACGGCATTGCCGGCTATAAGCATCGAGTTGGTGTCGTCCGTGGTGCGGCTTACGCTGGCCATGAACGAGTCTCCGCGTATGATTATCGAGCGGGTGCAGGTCACGGGGCTGGTGCGCGGGCCGTCCCATAACCCGGCAGGCGACGGATATCCTTCGCTCAAGACCATCATGGGGCTGGTCTTAAATGCTGTTCCCAACCAGCGGGGCGATGTAAACTCTGTCTCGGTCGATTCGATTCTCCCCGAAAACGAGGGTCCGGACCTCGAGGATGCGGCTACCGGGATATACTCCTGCAGCCGCGATTTCACTGTTAGGTGGCTGAAAACCTGATGAAAAGGAAAGCGTAATGGCGAATGTTGAAACCGTAGCAGGGACAATCCTCTCAATCGCTGCCGAGCAGCCGTTGAGTTTCGATCAGGCCGGCTACGAGGACACCGGCATGGATTGGGCCGTGATCGGTGAAGTGGTCGATGGCGGTGAGCATGGCCGGGAGTACGCGGAAGTCACGCACATGCCGATTGCCACCCGTGGCGTTCAGAAATTCAAGGGCAGCTTCAACGAGGGAACCAAGACCCTGCAGCTGGCCATGAAGTCGGACGATGCCGGCCAAGTGATCCTCCGGGCAGCGGTGCTGTCGGACAGCGATTACAGCTTCAAGGTCGCCTATCAGGGCGGCGACGTGGACTACTTCCAAGCCAAGGTCATGTCGTTCAAAAAGGCGGCGACCAGCGTGGATTCTATCCGCAGCGCATCGGTGCAGCTGTCACTGACGACCAACTCGGCGGGCGTGGGCATTATCGAAGTAGACGCCGCGTAAATAATATAACTGACGAAGGGGAAGCGTCATGGATTTAGGCAAATATGCCGACGAGAATATCGTTGAGACTGCGGTAATTGAACTCAACGACGAGCGCGAGTCGCCGTGGTTTGACGAAAACGGGAAGCGCATCTGGGTTGAGCTGTGGGGTCCGGGGTCGCGTCAATATGCTATAGCCCAAGCCCAGCAATCAAACCGCATGATCGACAAGCTCAAGCGGCGCGGCAAGTCGGAGTATTCCGCTGACGACAAGTCCCGGGAGCAGGCCGAGTATCTGGCCGCCTGCACGGTGCGCTTCAGTGAGGCCGTCACCCTTGGAGACCTGACGGGGCGCAAGCTCCATGAGGCAATATACGGGCATCCCAAGCTCGGCTTCATTGCGGAACAGGTGGCCGAACACTTGGGAAAGTGGAGCAATTTCACGAAGGACTCTACGACCACCTAGATCAGTACGTGCAAATGCTGGCATGGTGGCATGCCATCCCGGACCCTCCCAAGGGTGTGCCGGCCAGCATTCGAAGGCAGTCCAGAATGGAGCTTCGGCTTGAGGCCGGGGGTGAAGTAGGGCTGCCGGAGATACCCGACGAGCTGGTGCAGTTCATCCATTTGCTGTTCGAAGCCGGGCCATCTACCTTGGTCGGCGAGAACATGATGCCTGTATCGTGGGCTGATTTGGATCACTATCAATCCTGCATTGGTGTACGATTGCCTCCGTGGCAGCTGAGACTGTTGCGCCGTTTATCGGTGGCGTACGTCAAGCAGCTTCGGGAAGCGCGGGAGCCTGACGCCCCTCCACCATGGGAGGAGAACCTAGCGGTGAAGCGCAAGGAACAGGTCGCTAGGCACATTCGGAACGTGTTGAGAGGCAAGTGATGGCCGTAGCCGGAAGCCTAGAAATACAGATGCTCGCCAAGATGGCCCGCCTGCAGCGGGACATGAATGAAGGCAAGCGCATAGTGAAGCGGAGCACCGACGACATGGGTGCGGCGGTGAACAAGCTCAAGGGGCTTCTGGGCGCTCTGGGGCTGGGCTTCGGTGCCGTGCAAATAGGCCGCTTCATATCCAACACGATAGACGCGCAGGACAAGCTGGCCAAGCTGTCCCGGCAGCTCAACATCAGCGTTGAAAACCTCGCCGGCTGGGGCCATGCCGCGCAGCTATCCGGGTTTGACACCGAGACCATGAATAAGTCTCTGGGCAAGCTATCGAAGATTGCCTATGACGCCAGCTTGGGCCTGCAGACCGCCGAAGAATTTTTTGAAATCCTCGGCATCACGGTTAAGAACTCCAACGGCTCCATGAAGGATGCCGCCGACCTTACCTTGGAAGTGGCTGAATCTTTCAAGGTGATGGAGGACGGCACCGAAAAAACCGCCATCGCCATGGGGTTGTTCGGTCGCTCCGGCATGCAGCTGATCCCGATGCTCAACCAAGGCGCCGAAGGCATTCGGGCAATGGTCGAGGAAGGGCAGCGGCTCAACCCCGTCACCGCAGAATCCGCGCGCCTCGCCGAAGAATGGAACGACAACATGCTCCGGGTGGGCAGTGCTGTGGAAGCCGTCTTTGTGAAGCAGGTGAACGACCTATTGCCGCTGATGGCCGAGCTGTCCGACATGATGTGGGAGGCATCCAAGAGCACTGACGACATGGAGAAAGACCTCAACCCCATGGTTGAGATTATCAAAACGCTGATTATCTTTGCCAGCGAATTTGCCTACGTCTGGAGAACCCTCGGGCTTGAAATTGCACTTGCCGCCGACACCCTTGCTTCATTCTTTGATCGAGGCGTAGACGGGTGGAAAGAAAGCCGCGCCGCTGCCAAACAGGTCATTGATGAGCAGTTCGCAGATCACAACCGCTTCCTGTCGCGCATCGCTGCGGTCGGCCAATGGCCGGAGGGTTACGGGCCACGGGCGCCGGCACAGGTCGAGACACCTGAAGTCGGCGTGACCGCCAAAAGGCCCGGTGACAAAAAAGAGGTTGATGAGATTGCCAAGGAAATAGCTCGTCAACAGTCAGCCGCAGAAGGCGCACTGCGAGCCATGGAAAAGCAGCAAGCGGTGTTCAGCGACACCACTGAGCTGGCCAAGGTGCTGTTTGAAATAGAGCGCGGCGGCTATGCCATGGCTACGGAGGAAATCCATAAGAAGCTGATTGCGTCGGCCATGGAGCTTGACGCTCTGAAGGCGAAGGAAGAATGGGAGAAGGAGCGGCAAGCGAACGCTGAGGAAATGGCAAAGCTGGAAGCGGAGCTGTACGAACAGCGCAAAGAGCGGCAGGAAGAAGAACTGCTGAAGTGGCAGGAGCAGCGCAACATGCGCGCGGAAGCCATCGAGCAGCTGATAGATGAAAACGCCACCGAGCTTGAGCTACTGACCGAGAAGTATGAGGCAGAGAAGGAGCTGCTGGCCCAATACCTGAAGGACAAGGGTGGGGTGTGGGAGGACTATCACACCCAGATGCTCCGCACCATTCAGAAGTTTGAGAAGAATAAGGCCCGGATTGAAGAAAAGTCGATGACTGAGGCCGAGAAATTCAACCAGCTCAGCATGCGCCGCAAGGCCGAAACGATCTTCGGTGAAATGGAAAGCATCACGTCCGGGGTGGCGCAACACAACCGGGCGATGTTTGAGCTGAACAAGGCTTCCGGCATTGCGAACGCTATTATTGATGCCTACGTGGGCATTTCCAAGACGCTGGCAACGTATCCGTTCCCGATCAACGTCGCCATGGCGGCGCTTCATGCCGCTACGGCTTTCGCTCAGGTGCAGGCAATTAGCAGCTCGTCATTCACCGGAGGCGGTGGCGCAGCTCCATCGCTTGCAGGTGGGACAGCCGCGCCTCCCGTAACCCCGGTGCAAGCTGGCGGTGGTCAACAAGCGGAAGGACAAACCACAGTCATTAACTTCAAGGGCACGACCAATGAGCGCAAGATGCTCAAGCAATTCGCAGCGGCCTTGAACGAGCAGACACATAACGGCGGGAAGGTGCTTGTAAATTGATCAAATTCACGACCGCGTTTGAGACTGCGGCGCTTGCCGCTGGGTTGGGGCTGCAATTGCCCCGCATTGGCTACCAAAACCTGCTCTTTGCGTTGCTGGACTCTGACGTTACTGCCAGCACGTCCGAGACAACCGGGCCGAAGGACGCGCCCCTGCGGCCTGATACGGCTGAATACTGGCAGCCGACAGTGCTGCCGGCCACGTGGGAGGTTGACTTGGGTGCTGACACTTCCATCGACTACGTGGGCATAGCCGGCGCCAACTTCGGGACCAGCGGGGTTTCCTGTGTTGTCGATACCGCGCCGGAGACTCTGGTGGGTTCGCCGGAGTCAAAGGATTGGACCCGGTTTGCAGAGGAAGCCGTGCCAACCGATGATGCGCCGTTGCTGTTCTTGGACTCGGCCAAGACAGCGCGCTACGTCCGCATCACACTCACAGGCGGCACTGACATGCCAATCATGCCTGCGGTCTATGTCGGAACCGCGCTGGTGATTCCCAGAGAGATAGGTGTACGCGGCTACACGCCTATCCGATTCTCGCGCAAGACGCAGCTGTACGGCTCGGTGTCGCAGGGCGGACAGTTTCTGGGGCAGAACATCAAGCGCAAGGGCCTCGATGGCAACGTGCAATTTGAACTGCTCGACCCGGACTGGTACAGGGCCAACTTTGAGCCGTTTGCGCTCGCAGCTCGCCGGTATCCGTTCTTCTTCGCGTTCTGGCCCGGGGAATACACCGACGATGTGAGCTACTGCTGGACCGATCGCGACATAAAGCCCAGCTACATGGGGATGCCGAACTACATGCAGGTGAGCATCAACCTTAAAGGCATCGGTCAGGAATGATCATGCGGCACGGTCGCGAGACCCTTGTACTGTTTGAGATTGACCAGCCTCTGTGCTCCTACGAGTACGGGGTGGGCGCATGCCCCGCTGTGCTCGGTGTTGACTCCACCATCAAATGCCACAAAACGAAATTCACCTGCCCGGTTCAGGATTCCTATTACCCGTGGACGGGCTCACCGGAGTTGCCGAATTACCTGACGCTGCGGTTTGCGATGAATCAGGAGGGGCTGGACCAGTACGGGCCACTCATTCCAAGCATTGACACGCTAGAAGTCACACCCGGGGAAATAAACCTTGGTGGCATGAACCGGGACGTGGAGG